GAGGAACGTCTTATCGCTATGTAAAATGAATCTACCCGAAGAAGACATTACCTTAGATCCAGAATGGATCGAAGAGCAGGTAGACCGACTAGCCGCCTGGGAGTACTTGAATCGCTACGTAAAGCATCAATTAGACCAACCAATGCGACCACAAGAATTATGTGATAGAATTGGAGTTCACAAAGGTTACATCCACGAGATGACTAAATCTGCTAGAAAAAAACTAAATGCAAAATAAATCCACTTTTGAAGCTTTAACATACGTTGATGCATCTCCAGATATCCGTGCGCTTCAAAGTGCATATGACGAAACAGTAAACGAACTGGAGGCCTATTTTGATTTGTGCCGTACTAGTTACGATGATCGCCGCAACTGGTGGCCAGGCAAGAGCCGAGATCACCGCAAGCATGGTGCAGATGCATTTCCGTGGGAGGGAGCATCAGATACAGAGAGCCACGTAATTGACGAACGTATTACACGGCTAGTTTCCTTGTTTATGTCTTCACTGAATCGGTCTAATATACGTGCCTACCCAGTGGAATCCAATGATATCGCTCGTGCAGAGATCGTATCTTCATTTCTAAAGTGGATGGTAACCAGTGGATATATCCCTCGTTACAAGCGTGAAATGGAGTTAGGTGCTAACTACTTACTAGAACGAGGACTTCTTATCACCTATGTAGGCTGGCACGCAGAGGACCGTCAGTTCTTACAGAAGCTGACCTTAGAGCAAATTGCAGAACTAGACCCAAACATTTTTGGTGCAGTGCAGTCAGGAGAAAATGACGACGAACTAGTACTTATTTTACAAAACATCTTTAATGGAGTCACTGAAAAGCGGGCGAAGAAAGCGATTAAGGAACTTCGAGACGAAGGGGAAGCAGAGCTTCCTGTTGTTCGCCGACAGGTAGACGCACCAGAGATTAAGACACTAGCCCCAGATGGGGACTTCTTTTTTCCTCCGTATGTAACAGATCCTCAGCGGGCACCTTACTGCTTCTGGAGGACTTACTATACAGCTCAGGAGCTTGAAAATAAGGTAGCAACTTCTGGATGGGATCCAGACTTTGTTGACTACATTGTAGAGCACTACCGAGGGGTAAACATTGATAGCATTGAAAGAGAACAGGAAGGCCGCCGTAGTATTAGCTTGACCGATAACGCTTACGAAGCAAATGAACTAATAGAAATCGTGTATGCGTACCAACGGCTGGTCGACCCTGAAGATGGAGCAGAAGGTATTTACTGCACAGTATTGCACAAGGAATACGACGGAGGTAACGGAGAGGCACCAGCGTTTGCAAAGCGTGAACTCCTCAACGGCTACGAGGACTACCCTGTTGTAGTCACTAAGTTGTCTGAAGACAGCAAGCGTCTGTACGATACTACTACATTGCCTGACTTGCTACGTGGCATCCAGAATCAAGTAAAGGTAGAGCGGGACTCTCGCATTGACCGCAATAGCCTAGCTACTTTACCACCTATCCTGCACCCAGTAGGGCAGGCGCCTAGCGACTGGGGTCCAGGTCGTATGATTCCTTATCGCCGCAAGGGTGACTTGGACTTTGCTCCTGTCCCCCCTGAGCCTGTTGGTTCTATTGAAATCGAGGAAACCTTAGAAAGTTTAGCGGACCGCCTAGTAGGACTAGATGAAAACTCTCAAATCTCTAGTGTACGTAAGCAGTTCCTAGTGGACAAGTTCCTGCAGCACAATGCAGAGGTTATGCGTATGGCGTACCGTTGCTTCCAACGCTTTGGACCAGACGAAATATTCTTCCGTGTAACTGGAATACCTGACCCACAAGTAATGGACCGAGGTGACCCTGACGCAGACTTTGATATTACTATTAACTACGATGTATTAAACACGGATCCTAAGTCCCAGGAAGTTAAACTAGCTCAGATGACGCAACTTATCCAGTTGGACCGCAATGGCCGTATAGACGTTGACAAACTACTTGCAGTGATGGCAAGCAGTGTTGATCCAATTCTAGCTGACTCCGTTCTTACACCTGTAGAGGATGCGCAGCAGCAGGTAGTCAAAGATGTAACTGATGACCTGACTAAGATCTATGCAGGCATTGAAATGCCAGCCCGTGCAAGCGGTGGTCAGATTGCTATGCAGGTACTACAGCAGTACGGACAACAGCCTGACATTCAGCAGAAGTTACAGGAAGACGAAGCCTTCGCTGAACGCCTACAGAAGTACGCAGGTCAGTATCAGTTCCAGATGCAACAAATGCAGAACGCTGAGATTGGTCGTATAGGTACTACCCCTGCGCAGATGGGGGAAGTACAAACTCAAGCAATGCCTCAATACTAATATGACCCCAGGAGAATACGCAAATAAACGGGCATCCGATAAGCTCTTTGGGTTTCCTATTCGTGAAAAGTTATATCCTGGAGAGGATCAATTTTTTTCGGATAGACCCGAAGTAGCTGGTATGGCAGCGGAGGACAATACCATTATCCTCAACCCTTACAGCTCTTTATCAAAGAAACAACTAGGAGCAGTAGCAGAGAATGAAGCTATTCGCTTGAAGATGCGACAAGATGAGTTTGTTCCAGAGTTTGAAGTTACACCCGATCAAGTTAAATTCTTTGAAGGAACGGAATACGCAGATAATCCAACAGCAATGAAACAAACTATTCTTGCTAGAGTTTACAGCGGTGACTCCAGTGCAAAAGCTACACCTGAGCAGAAACAAGCTTTAAAGGAATATCTTTCAAAAAATAAATAATATGGAAAAGCCAACAATCGAACAAGACATAGAGCACCTGCAGCGGCACGATCAGTTCCAGCGATTCATTGAGTTAATCAATGACTTGAGGGAGGAGTGCATCGGAGAAATGCACGATGCTCCAACTGACAAGATCCAGCAGCTATCAGGGCGTATCCTTAGTTACGATCAGATCCTGACAATGTCTACTTGGGGGCAGCCTTCGGTTGCCGAATAATTTCATAGCACGCATTTCGTGTGCTATAATGCACAACATAGCTGTCGCTCGGCGTTGAAGAGTGGAATTATATGAACAACGAAGTCACAACGGGAAACGCTGAACCCGAAAACTCTACAGCGGAAAAGACAAATATAACAGCGGAAGATTTTGCGATCCAACGCTTAGGGCAGCCAACCCCTGAACCAGAGGAGCAAGAAGCTCCTGAAGTTGAGGAAGAGGTAGCCGACGAAATTGCTACTGAAGAAGTAGAAGACACTGAGGAATCAGACGAGAGTACTGAAGACGAAGAGTCCGAAGCTGAATCAGACGAGCAAGTTCTTTCTCAGATTGATTTAGATGATATGTCCGAAGAGGAACTGCGGGAACTAGCTGACAAGCTAGGCAGCCGTGCAGTAGCCCGCTTTGGAGAACTCACAGCTAAACGTAAGGCAGCAGAAGAAAAGCTACAACAAATTGAAGCTAAAATTTCTGCCGAGCAAAGCAATCCACTGCAACCCAAACAAGAAGTTAAGAACAATCCGTTCGACAGCGTAGACACCCTTGAGGATCTACAAGCTAAGGCAACGGATGCTAGTAACGTTATTGAATGGGCAGAGGACATTATGTTCAATGCAGATGGATATGAAGCTGATGATGTAGTCACAGAAGTCGAAGGCAAGGAGATGACTAAGGCCGATGTCCGCAATGCTTTATTGCAGGCACGTAAAGCCCGTGACAAATTCCTTCCTGCTCGCCTGGAGGAAATCCAAAAGATTGAACAAAGCAAACAAATGCAGGAGTACCTCAGTGCTCAGGCTGAAGCTGAGTTACCTTGGATGACAGGTGAAGACAACGATACACGGCGTGAATACCAGGCCATTATGAGCGACCCCAGGGTCGAAACATTAATGACTAGCCTTCCCGCTGACGTTAAGGCTCAGATGCCATATCTACTAGCGCACGCAGCTAACAGTATCTACGGGCGAAAAGAAGTAAAAAGCGCAAAGCCTAAAGTACGACTTAACGCTTCCAATACTTCTACCCCTAGTGCAGCAAGCTCAGAAAAGCCTGCAAGTCGTGCAAGTAAATCAATCAAGAACTTGAGTACTCAGTTTAAGCAATCAGGAAACAAGAGTGACTTCATTACTCTCAGAACCCTTCAACTACAAAATAGATAATCTAATTAAATTATAAAATATTATGGCATTCTCAAATACATTCGACACCACTAATCCTGGTTCCGCTGTTTCTAATCGTGAAGACCTCACAGATGTACTTACCATCTTGGCTCCCGAAGAAACTCCTGTCCTTTCATCTGCTTCTAAACAGAAGTCAAGTGCTACATTCACTGAGTGGACTGTAGACGTACTTGCTGCTCCTAGCACTGCAGGTGTAGACGAAGGTGCAGACGTATCTTCTTTCACTGACCAGTTCGCTGGCCGTGCTCGCCTTGGTAACTACGTACAAAAGTTCCGCCGCAACTTCAAGGTTTCTGACCTTCAAGAAGCTGTTGACAGCGTAGGCCCAGCTAAGGTTGCACAAGCTGAAGCAAAAGCTATCCGTGAACTCAAGCGTGACATCGAAGCTACACTGATCGGTACACAAGACCGCAGCGTAGAAGACGGTGCTGGTACACCTTACGGCCTTCGTGGTCTTGGTGACTGGATCGACTCTGCTGGTCCCGCTGACGTTCCTGCTAACTTCCGCACTCCTGCTGCTTCGATCTATGACATCAGCACACAAGGTGCCTTCGGTGAAGAAGCTCTTAACGACATGATCTCTTCGATCTACCGCAAGACTGGCAGCTCGAATAACCTTATGCTTGTTGCTGACACTGGCCTTCGTCGCACTATTGCTGACTTCGCTCGTGTATCTGCTGGAGCTACTGAAAACATCCGTAGCGTCAACTACGACGGTAACAAGGCTGAGATTAAACTCTCTGTCGAGCTTTACCAAAGTGACCACGGCATCGTGTCCATCGTCAATATGAACCCAGACACTGCTCCTGCAACTATTGCTGGCGGTACTGACTTCAATGACGGCTACCTCATTAACCCTGAGTACTACGGCGTGCACGAACTGATCCCTATGGGTTCAACTCGTCTGCCTAACGAAGGTGGAGGCGAGCGTGGATTCTGCGATTGCACATTGACCCTCGGCGTATACCACCCGCAGGCTCACGGTAAGATCACTCAGTAATCCTTGCTGAAATTTCGGGGAGCCAGATTTATATTGTCTGGCTCCCTTTTTACCTTTAATTTTAAACAATGGAAATAATCACAAAAGCTCCTACTTATTCTGACGAAGAGGTCAACAAGGCCTTTATGGATGAAATCAAAAACGGATTTGCACTTGAGAAACGGACGGAAGTCAATCGTGTAAACCAGGCCCGTAAAGAAGCTACAGAACAACGAGGAAAGGTGCACCCAGTACTAGGGCGTTGTGTAGCAACTATCCCGCACCGTGAGTACTTCCGACTTATAGAGAAGTACGGACAAGAGACAGTGCACTCCAAGGAGTTCCTGGCTTATTTCCAAAAGAATTTCTCAGACCTTACACCCAACAAGCTCTAATGCAGAATAAATCCTACACTGACCTATACAACCTGGTAGTTGCACTCTCGGGTGTAGGTAACTTTACCACCGAAGAAAAGAACAATATTCTTCAGTTTGTTAATCGCCGTGCCTTTGAAGCTTATCGTGCCAGCCCTAGCTGGCCACGTTATGCGGTCATAGGAGAAGAGCGCACAGTAAGCTCTGATGGCCTTGTACCTTACGTAGAGGCTGGTTTAGATAACATATCGGACTTCCAGCGCATCTATCGTACGCAGCCCTTTAATCGCCAATCAGCCCTTGAGTACGAGTTCTATGTAGACTCCAATGGTGCTCACGTACTTAACCTAATCGCCAACGACTCAGGTAAGGTATTCGTAAACTACCAGAAGGAGCTTCCTGTATTTACGGAGGACTCTACAGATATTCCCCAGGAATTCTTTTTCTTTTTAGGGCACGCTGCCTATGCAGACTTCCTCCGTATGGATGGTCAGCACAACAAGTCTATGCAAGAAGAGCAGATAGCTGGGACCTACCTAGCACTAGAGCTTGAGAAAATTGACCTTCGGTCAAATAACAATACAATCAACAAGAAGTTTTCAACTTACGTAAACCGTCAATCCAGATAGCAAGTATGCTATAATATCACTATGAGTTCATCCAGAAACAATACCCTAGAATTTTCCTCAGTTGGATCCGAAGTACTTGACGCAGGTGACTCCGTTACAGGCAAGAAGTACGGAGCCATTCAAATCATTACTGACACTAATTTCTCTACACTTACTGCCAACAATGTTGATCAGTCCTCTGCCGTACTTACTGGCGTAGGTATCGGCGCAGGAACGATCCTTTACGGTCAGTTCAGTGCAGTAGCTGTCACCAGCGGTCTAGTAATCTGCCACAAGTACTAATATGTTCCTAAGCCTAAAGGGTGCCATTGGTCGTAACCCTATGATCAATAGGGTTGGTCAGAGGCTTCTTCAAGCATTTGAAGGGGCTTCTGCTGCGTATAGTCTACGTGACCTAGCGAGTAACATTGCTTCGGTTGTCCGTGTACGACGTGCAAGTGATAACTCCGAGGCTGACTTCTCAGCTGCTGACGTATCCTCTGGTGCAATGACACAGTGGGTAAATGCTCAAATAGTCCCACCACTGGATGTCCGTGAGCTAGTAGATGGGGAACGCACAGGTGACCTTGTAGAAGCTGCGGCCGCCTACAGTCTCCGTAACCTTAGTTCTGGTGGCACGAGTCTTACTACAGTAGGAGACACTCAGACTGATTACTTTAGTTTCACTGGGGCTACTGGTGATACTGCCGCACTTAACGGAATCCAGTATGAATACGTTTTCCCTTATAATGGAGCTGGTCTTTACAATAGCGCCCCGCCTGCCCCTGAAAATTCTCAGATGGTAAGGAATACGGATGGGAGTTGGTTGTTATTTATAGCTGAAACAAAGACTTACGCTCGCTCCACGACAGGTACTGCTCAATACCCTTGGGACGCTGACTGGACTGGCACAAACCTTGAGAATGCAACCTTTACACAGCAACGCACAGGGGACTTCGTAGTTCAGGTGCGCCGCAGCTCGGATGGCGAGACCAAGAGCTTTACTGCGGCTGAGGTTGCTGATGGGACGCTTGAGGATTGGGTTACGGACGTTGTAACTTACGAGTCCGACTTCAGTGTTGGAAAGGACGGATGGTATGCTACACACGCCTCAACTGTTATAGCCGCAGATCCTGTTGGAACAGATAACGTGCTTAAAGTTACTGTTGATACATCTAGTTTGCCAAAATGGAGTGCTATAGACAGACTGACTGTGGGGCACTCATATTCGATTCAACTTGAAGTATATGTGCCATCATCTAATGCAAATGTTGATGGCATTGTATTGATGGATGGAAGTGGAAGTATGGACACATCCTATCTAGGAATCCAAACAGATTCGTGGGTCACAATTTCAACAACAGGAATAGCAACGATATCAACTCTGAGTGTTCGTCCTGCCGACGGTACTAGATCGAGCGCATATAGCGGGTTTCAAGGTAATGGCACAGATCACTTCTACGTCCGCAACGTTCAAATTACTGACACTTCGGACAACGGCTTCGTAAAAAAATGGTACGACCAATCAGGCAACGGCAATCACGCTACGCAGACGACTAATGCAAGCCAGCCTAAGATTGTTGATGGTGGGAGCTTGGTTACCAGAGGGGGAAACTCCAAACCAAGTATACTGTTCGGAGGAGCTGCTGATAACTATTTGGATGTTGTTGGTAGACCTCTTACTAGAAGTGTCTTCTCAACTTTGCAGGCAAGTAACACTAACTTTGAAACATTAATTTGTGATACTACTGATAACTCTCCTCGGTTGACAACTAACAACGCTGCAAACAATCGTGCTTACAAGCTTACAGGATTTGGAACTCCAAGTGTCAATATAGACGGAGTTACCTATAATGGCACATCTTCTGTTTCCTCATTTGGTTTTCACCTACTCGGGATGACCTCAGTAACGGGTTCAGAAATCGATCGAATTGGTGCTAACCCAGCCGTATCGGCAACTGGTAACTCATTTAATTTTGTATCTGAACTTATCCTGTACCCCGATGACCAATCGGACAACCGTACAGCCCTTGAGGCCAACATCGGGGAGACCTACAACATCGACCTCCCATCTGGAGTAGACACAGGGTATGACCAAGTGGACGGCTTTGTAGAGACTTGGTATGACCAGTCAGGTAACGGCAATGATGCTGTTCAACAGGTGTCTGGAAGCCAGCCTAAGATTGTTGATGCTGGTGTTCTTGTGAGTGGCGGGATTGATTTTGATGGGGTAGATGACAGGTTAGCCTGCCCTTCGCTTTACTCATCCGACATATCCGTGTTCAATGTTGTCACTACAAGTAACACTGTAAACACTAACAACTATATGCGAATGATTCACCTCTGTGATGGTAGTGATTCATTTCAACTTACAAGGGGTGGGAGTACTGAAATAGGGAAACTTTTATCAAAGAATACCGCATTTCAGTCAGGAACGACTGCATTTAGACACGGAGATATAAATGGTGAAAATTTAATTAGTGCCATTACGTCTAGCACGGATACTGACGCATTTATAGATGGCTCTTTGCAGTCTAATGGGTCAAGTTCTCTTGGTTCTGGCAATGACACCTACACAACAATAGGAGCCAGAGACGACCTAGTGAGTTCTACATTCTTTGCTGGTTCTCACGCAGAACTAATCATCTACCCCTCCGACCAATCAGCCAACCGTGCAGCCATCGAAGCTAACATTAACAATCAATACGACATTTACTAATGTACCTAATATACGAAACTGAACAGGACGCCCTTGAGCGTGCTGACGAAGAAGGCAAAGACATTGGATACACCTACTGGACTGAAGGCAGAGGCACACGCTGGTTGACTAAGCCAGTACCTACTGCTGACGGCAAGTGGGCATTGGATGTCTCCGAGTACGAGCTGGACGAAGTCGAGGAAGCAACGGTCGTTGACAGTTACCTTATACCCGACAATATCGAAGATATCATTTAACTACCCTAATAAAAGAAAATTATGTCAAACACTACAGTTAGTTCATCCGTAGATAACCTTCTATGCTCCATTAATACATCCGCTATGCGTGATGCTTTAGAACTCCAAAGAGGTATTCAAGTTATAGACGTTGATAATAGCGGTAACTCAGATGTAACAGACTCTATTCAAAGTGCGCTTGATGATAACAATGAGGGTGTAGTAGTTCTCCCTAGTGGGACATATCTTGTTAGTGGTACTAACAGTTCTGCAACTGCCCTCAGAATTTCATCACCAATCCGTCTAATCATGGCTCCAGACGCTAAGCTGTTATTAGCACCGACTGCAGCAGCTTCTACATCGGTCCTAACAATAGGCGCTGGAAATGCTACTTTATCTGACGTAGTTGTTGAAGGTGGTATTATTGATGGTAATGCCTTAGTCAATGGCTCCTCTTACTCTACGACTGGTGGGGGTATTGTTATCGACGGTCCTGTTAGTAAGGTTTCTATTCGAGATTTAAAAATTACCAACATGCTTGGTGCAGGTTTAGCATGCAAAGGAGCAAGTACTAACAACCGAGCTAAACATATTTCTGTTGAAAATGTTGGAGTGGACAATTGTGGTGAAGGCGTGCGCGTTGAAAAAACTGACAATTTCCACATGCGAGGGGGCTGGATTACCGATATGAAATCTCAAGATTGCTTTGAACCACATGGTGCTATGCAAAACTGGTCTCTTCGGGATTGCTACATAGCTCGTCCTCACTCCTCAAACTCTGCTGTTGAGGTTTTCCCGCAACACGGTGACATTGTTGAAGGTTTAATTGAAAATTGCGTCATTGAAGATGATGAGATGCGCGTGTCTTTAAGTAGCGGAACATCTGCATCCCATTACGAGGTGAGTGGACTTACCGTGCGGGGCTGTCATTTCAAAAACTCTCATGCGTATCTAGGCGTTGGGGGTAAGTTTAATAACCTGACCTTTGATGATAATATGTTTGAAGGTCCCTCTAACTGCCCTCGTGGTGTCCCTTCATTGAAGGCCGCAATTGATTCTTATAGGTCTTCAAACACGTTAAATGTAATAAACAATACTATATTTAATTATGCTGGCCCCGCCATTGCTAGTGAGAATAAAAACCTGAACTTTACTGGTAACAAAGCTTACAACTGCTGTACGAATCCTAATAATTCTCCTGCTAATAAAATCACTGTCTCTTCAACTGGTGGTGAAGCTTTAATCTCTAATAATAACATATATGATGACCAAAGCACAGCTACGGCTATTGCAGGTTTAGCTTATAAGGGAGATAGAAATAGAGTTATAGGTAACCACTTTTCTGGGTTTGCTCGTCCTATAAACCTAGACGGAAAAGCAACATCGGATAGCATTGTAAGGGCTAACTCTTGTCCTGAACGATACGTCGATGATTTCATAATTAAAACGTCTGCTTCTACAGCATATGCGCAAATCTCTGGCACTAACTTGACTGGTAATCCATATCGGTTCGCTCTTGTAACACTCCAGCCAAGAGGCGATATTTCACCAGCTACGCGATACTGGCCCACATGGAGTGGCGCTGCTTGGTTTATAAATATGGACGCGGCTCCTGCTTCTCCCGTAACTTTTATTGCGAAATTACAACTTCAAGATGATTATGACCGCTAATAAGATGGGAATTTACATTTACCTAATCCCCGACACTATCGAAGATAATATTTAAACAAACACTTTATGAACAAGACAGCAGAAGCCTTATACACATCCCTTGAGGGGAAGCGGTATCAATACCTAGACCGTGCTCGTTCGGCTTCTAAACTTACCATACCATACATCATGCCAGACGAAGGGTTCGGAGCCCACAGTCGTCTGGAGACACCATTTCAGGGCATTGGGGCTCGCGGAGTAAATAACCTCGCATCTAAATTACTGTTAGCACTCCTACCACCCAATGCCCCGTTCTTTCGCCTACAGATAGATGAACACGGGCTACGCTCAGAAGGAGCACCCGAAGAACTTATCACCGAGATTGAGACCTCCCTACAACAAGTAGAGGAAACCTTTATGGAGGAGGTCAGTCGTGGTTCGTATCGCACAGCCATTCACGAAGCAGTAAAGCACCTAGTAATCACAGGTAACGCTTTGCTGTACGTACCCGAAGATGGAGGAGCCCGCGTGTTCCACCTCGACCGCTTCTGTGTTGAGCGTGACCCTATGGGCAACATCCTTTATATCTGCACCAAGGAAACCCTGAGCTACATGAGCCTCTCTGAGGATATGAAAGAAGTAGCAGGTGCTAATGAAGGTGGAGTAGATGATGAAGTAAACCTCTACACCGCTGTCTGTCGTAAAGAGAAAGGCTGGAAGGTCTGGCAGGAAATCAACGGCAACGTTATACCTAAGTCTGAAGGCTTCTTTGGTCTTGATAAGAACCCCTACATCCCCCTCCGCTTCTCCCGCATCGACGGTGAGGACTACGGTCGTGGCTACGTAGAAGAGTATCTCGGTGACCTACAGTCCCTTGAGTCTCTCTCTCAATCCCTTGTCGAAGGGTCGGCTGCTGCCGCTAAGGTTCTGTTCCTAGTGAACCCTAATGGTACTACTCGTGCTCGTACACTCGCTGAGAGTCCTAATGGTGCTATTGCCCAAGGTAACGCTCAGGACATCTCAGTACTACAGCTAGAGAAGTTCAATGACTTCCGAGTTGTTCAGGAAAGCGTACAGAAGATTGAGGAACGCCTCGGTCACTCTTTCCTGCTTACTAGTGGCGTTGTTCGTCAAGCTGAGCGTGTTACTGCTGAGGAAATACGTATGCTTGGACAGGAACTAGAGTCAGCACTCGGCGGCCTCTATTCATTACTTTCAATGGAACTACAGCTTCCTCTGGTCAATCGTCTGATGGACGTGATGAACAAGAAGAACAAGCTTCCTAAGTTACCCAAGGATGTCGTTAAGCCAATCATCATCACAGGTGTTGAGGCTCTCGGACGCGGTAACGACCTACAGAAACTTGACCTGTTCCTTGCTGGAGCTGCTCAGGTTGTTGGTCCCGAAGCTGTAGCAGGTCACGTACAGGTGGCAGAGTATTTCAAACGTCGAGCAACCGCTCTCGGTATTAAAACTGAGGGACTGGTTAAGTCGTCTGAAGAAATGGGTGCAGAGATGCAACAAGCCCAACAACAACAAATGGCGGAGAAGCTAGGACCAGCAGGTATCAAAGCGATGTCTGACCAAGCTACCGCCGCTCAACAGCAACAACCAAGCGAGGTATAATGGCTAACTATCAATCAACCCAAGTAAACGAAACCAGCGAGGAAGAAAACGTCTCGCTCGAACAACAGGCGGCTATGCAAGAAGAAGCTGCCAACCAACGTAATCAAACCATCGAAAGTGACACCGAGCAGGAAACAACCGAGGAAACTCCCGAAAAGGAAACAACCGAGGAGCGTCCTGAGTGGCTCGATGATAAGTTTAAATCACCTGAAGACCTAGCTAAGGCTTACAATGAGCTTCAGAAGAAACAGTCCACCAAGACAGAGAAAGCAGAGGAGAAGACAGAAGAACCATCTCCCAGCTCTAAGACATCAGAAGTAGTCTCTAAGGCTTCTGAAGACTTTGCTAAAAATGGAGAGCTGTCTGACAAGTCCTTTGTTGAACTTGAGAAGGCAGGTATCTCCCGTGATATGGTGGAAGCCTACATCCGTGGTCAGGAGTCAATTGCGACTTCACAGGCTATGGACATCCAAGGTGAAGTAGGTGGCAACGCTAACTACAACGCTATGGCTGACTGGGCTGCGGATAACCTTAGCGACAGTGACCTTGACGGTTTCAACTCTATTGTTGAGAATGGTTCGGTTGACCAAGCTAAGATGGCTGTCAAAGGTCTCTATTCTCAGTTCATCTCTGCGGGCGGTAATCCTCCAGAACTATCACAGGGCGGCACAAGTGGCTCTTCTGTTAAACCCTTTGGGTCTGCTGCTCAGGTTACTGAAGCTATGCGTGACCCTCGTTATTCAAATGACCCAGCGTTCCGTGACAATGTCGAGAAACGCTTAGCGGTCTCCAACGTCCTTTAAACCCCTAATACTATGCCTATTGAACTTATAGCAATGCTTGGTGGTGGTGTGTCAGGATTCGTAATGAAACTGATTGCCGCACAAGGAGAAGCTCAGACTAGAAACTTTGAGATGCTCCTTCAAAAGCAGACAGCCGCCGATGAATCTGCCGACAAAGCAGCCGCTCGTGGCGGTGTATGGATTCGACGTGTATTCGTCTTCTTTGTTCTGTTCGCTGTTATCGTAGCTCCCTTCATACTCTCATTGTTAGGGACTCCTGTAACTGTAGAGAAAGAAGGACTCGGAGGCATCTTTGGTCTCCTCGGATTTGGTGCTGGTAGCTGGGAGTCTCTGAACGGCTTCGTTCTACTCCCTGAAGTTCGCCAAGCGATGCTTGCCATCATTGGCTTCTACTTTGGCTCCTCACAGGTTCGTTAATGGTTTATAAAGTAACAGCTCTGTTGTTGTTATTGGCAGGGTGCTGCCCAGCATCTACATCAATAACACTAGAAGACTTCGTAAAGCTTATCCCTAAGTGGGAAGTTTACCCCGACAGTCCTCACGATGTAGTGGGCGACAACGGGGCTGCTTACGGCCATTACCAGATACACAAGGTAATGGTAGATGATTACAACCGTATAACTGGTTCTAACGCTGTCCATACGGACGCCTTTGACCCCAAGGTCAGTGAACATATCGCCTATGCTGTTCTGAGCCACTACGCACAGCACATAGAGTCCACTGGTGTTACACCCACAACAGACCACCTACTGTTCATCTGGAATGGTGGAGGTGGTGCTTGGACACGTGTGGAAAGCCCAAGGGCTGACCAGAAGCAAATCAATCTTAATACCTACAGAAGTAGGGCAACCCCAATCATAACAAAGTATCTAAATGAAAAGAAAAGGCGTCAGTCTCCGCAAGGAGCATAAATCATCCAAGGGTGGTTTAACTGCTAAAGGCAGGAAGTACTATAACTCCAAGACTGGCTCCAATCTTAAAGCCCCTCAACCTGAAGGTGGCTCACGTAAGAAGTCCTTTTGTGCTCGTATGAGTGGAAACAAAGGACCAATGAAAGACTCTAAAGGCAGACCAACCCGTAAGGCATTAGCCCTGCGTCGTTGGAAGTGCTGACAATTTCCGTCCCTAAGCAAGAAGTAGCGTAAGACCCTTCGAGGAGGATAATCTTAGACGAGCAAACCAAGCCCACGGACACCTAAACCCCCAATAATAATCCAATACTAAGGAAAATAAAAAACTATGGCTAATGGCAATACATCCCCGTCCCGTTTGGGACAAGTAAATGCTGCTGGTGATGCAAATGCGTTGTTCCTGAAGGTGTTCTCTGGTGAAATTCTAACTACGTTTGAAGAACAAAACGTGATGAAGGAATTACACATGGTTCGCACTATTCAGAGCGGTAAATCTGCACAGTTCCCAGCAACAGGAATCGCAACCGCAGGATACCACACAGCTGGCGAGAATATCGCTGACTCTGGAAATGGTTACCTGTCTGCAATCAAACATGCTGAGCGTGTCATCTCGATTGATGATGTCCTCATCTCGTCTACATTCATCGCCAACATTGATGAATTGAAGAACCACTACGACGTTCGTAGCATCTACGCTAAGGAGCTTGGTAAAGCCCTTGCTAAACGCTTCGACGTAGCCACAATGAAGACCCTTGCTGGTGCAGCTCGCTCCTCGGCAACTGTCTCTGGTGGTGAAGCTGGTTCGCAACTCACTGGTCTATTCGCTGGTGCTAATGCTACTGCTGCTGAGCTTATTGATGCCCTCTATGGTATCGCTGAGACTCTCGACGGTAAAGACGTGACTGATGAAGGTCGCTTCGCTATCCTCAGCCCTGCTGATTACTACACCCTCATCACTGCGGACAACAGCGCGATTTCTCTCGCTGCTAACCGTGACGTTGGTGGTGTTGGTAACATCGCAACTGGTACTATTGCTCAAGTTGCTGGCATCAAGCTAGTCAAGAGCAACCACCTCAGCACTATCGCTGTTGACAGCTCTTCCGACACTTCTGGTGACGGTAGCTCTGCTGTCAAGAATGACGTGTTCGGTGCTAATGGTGCTGGCTATAACGGTGACCTATCTGCTACTCGTATCCTCGCTGGTACTAAGGAAGCTATTGGTACTGTTAAGCTTCTCGACCTCGCTACAGAGTCCGAGTACCAAATCGAACGCCAAGGTACATTGTTCGTTGCAAAGTATGCAATGGGACACGGTGTCTTGCGTCCTGAGTGTGCTGTAGAAGTACAGTAAACCCTTAATTCTGAGCCCCCATTGGTAATCCCTTTGGGGGCTCTTTTTTAACTCTTTAACTTTATATAAATAATATGCCTACAACCTCGCTCTCTACGACTCTCCTTGAGTCTGTAAATATCGTCCTTGCTAACTTAGGTGAGTCTCCAGTTAATTCTCTTTCTGGTGGCGCTCTGCCACAGCAAGTGTCGCTGGCGTTAAACAC